TGCAGTGTAAGTAGAACTTACTCTAGCTTTTACAGATACAACACCTACAGTGATATTAATAGTAGCGCCTGTTGCTAATAATCCAGCTTTTTGAGTAGCAGTTTGAGCACCAGCAGTTCCAGCAGCGTCATCTACAAAAGTAATTGTGTTTGTTGCAGCAACTGACTGATCGATAGTACAATCGTCAAAAGCAACGTGCAATCTTCCTTGTTCAGACCATACAATAACGTCTGAAGCCATTGGCATTTCAGCACCTACCATACGTAAGAATCCAGAGATCGTACGGTTTCCGTAACGCTCTACTTCTTTCTCATACACTTCTGGTAAGAATTGTTGTGTAAAATCTAAATCACCGATTGATAAATAATTGTCTCCAAATAATCCTTTAATAGGACGTGGAGTTAAATGGTTTAATTGAGCACCTGTGCCCGGACTTGGAAATCCCATAATTTTTAATTTTTAAATTTGTTATTTTCTAATTTTAACTCTTAATTTAGAAGAATCAACACCATTTACAGATCGCACAGTCCAGCCATTAGGAGCCGTTATAGTTTCATGAACCCCTCTCGGGTCCATATTAACGTTCTTTGTTTTAGCCATACTATCTTTTATTGCATCAGCTTTGCCTTGCTCATAAAAGTGTTTTGCTACTGCATCAGGATTCATTGCTGTAAATAGAGATTTATGATAACCAGCAGCATCAGATATTTCATTTTTTTCATTCAAGAACTTCTTGACAAAATTGTTAATATCGCTTTGGTTTGTTTTAATCTCTTCTGCATTTTTAACATTGAACCTATATTTCTTGTCTCCAACTTGATAATCAAAACCTTTGAAATCATTATTGAAAACTTTATTGGTTCTTTCTAAAAATACATTTTTTTGATTTTCAGCAAACTTAGTTGTTTCCTCTTGTTCTTTATTATATCGGTTAAAGAACTCAACCGCTTTTTGTTGTTCTGGATTTAATTTTGATCCAGCTTTAATTTCTTCGTAATAATTGTTTTTAAGTTTTTCAAGATGTTGCTTTGCTTTAGCAGCTTCCTCTTTAAAAGCAATTTTCTTTTTACGTATATCTCTCTCTTCGTCTAACTCTTCATCGTATGAAAAGTCTTCCATAAGAATTTCTATGTCCTCTTTATCTAAGTGAGGTTTAGTTGTTTCGTAATATTCTTTTATAAGCTGTGCTTCGTTTAACGCAGAATAATCTGTGTTAAGTTTTACGTAGTCTTCTAGACTTCCGCCTGTGTCATTCATAAACTCAACTACCTTTTGAATATTCTCTGGTAATTCAATTCCTGAATCTTTCTGTTCAGCAATAGCTTCTTGAATATCTTCTTGAAGATCTTCTACTTGTTCCGCAACCTCTTCATCTGTTATTTCTTGAAGAACTGGCTCTTCAGTTTGAACGGGCTCTTGTTGTTGTGGTACTTTTTCAACCACTTCTTTGCTAGTTTTGGCTGATTTATTAGCATCCACTGCATCTGTTTCTTGCTCTTGAACGGCATCTTCTTTTGGTTTGTTTAATTCCGCTAAGTCTACTTTAATCACTCCGTCTTCGTAAGACATTGGAGCTTTTGCTTCCTCCACTTGATTTTCTTCTTGTGGAGTTGCGTCTTTTACTTGTTCTTCCATGATAAAATATTATATAATTATTATTACTATAATTACTTAGGCTCGAAGGAACCTAAGTTAAATCCACCGCCAATTATATCGTTACCTGACGATTCAAAGTTTTTAGGAGGTGTATTGTTTTTTCTTTGATCAATTAACTCACTTTGTTGAGTTCCTTGCATTTGTATTCTTTTGTCTTTTCTGTCTTCTTTTTCAATTTCAACATCAGAGGCTTTTGCAGCGTCTATTCCTCGAATTTGCATATTATATTGGAACTCTAATTGCATCAGTTGCATCTTAGATTGTACTTCCATTTGCATTTTTCTTTCATCAAGCTGGGATTCTATTTGCATAAGCTGTGCTTTTTGCTCTGTAATAACTTGATTCTTTTGTATTTCAGCTTGAGCAGCAACTTGCTGTGCTTGAGCATTAGCCTGAGCTTGAGCTTGAATGTTCTGCTGCTGCATAGCTTGATCTCTCTGAAGTTTCTTTTTTCTTCTAATCTTCAGGACTTGATTAGCTAACTTTATATTTCTTATTTCTCTAATATCTATAGCGTCTTCTAAATCAATTAACCCTGCAGATAAAGCTGTTTGAATGTTGTTTTCTAACATTTGCTTTTCTTCATCATCAGGCGTAAGCTCTAAAAATATACCAAAATCGTATAAATGAAGATCCCCCATTTCTTGGAGAGTTGCCACGTTGTGTCCACCTATTTTTTGTATAAACGCATCTCTAGTTGGAGAATACTCTAATACATCTGAAATTCTTAATGATAGACATTCAGCTAAATCGGCAGTTAAAAATAAACCAGCTGTAAGTATGTGTCTTGTAGCTGTGTTTGAATTTGCTGCTGCAATTTTTTGTATGCCAACTAATGCTTTAGAATCCGGTGTTGATCCATCTCTAGCTTCATTTAATCCAGTCGTATCTCTTATCATTTGCAGATAATAGTTATACGTTTGAATTAAAGAGGCCATTTTATTTCCACCGGCACCACTAGTTATTTCTTGAATAGGTACTTTACCAGGGTTCATATCCCCTTCTTGTGTAAATGACCTACCAATTACAGAACCTGTTTGGAAAAACATATTTAACGCTTCCTGCGGGTTGTAATTAGTACCGTTGCCTAAATCAATTTCAGCTAAACCATCAGCATCAAGATAAACACCGTCAGGCACCATTCTTGACAATACTTGCTGCAGTTTTAAATGCGTAAGTTGAATCATATCAGCAAACCCTGTTATACGGCTTACTAAAGATTCAATTTTACCTTTATACATTCTTGGAGCTACAATGCTGTAGTTCATTTTAACTTTAGTATGATCGCTTTTAGGTCGCATCATATTTTTAGCTAATTCCCATTGAAGTAAATAATCAGTACCTAGTATAAGCACACCTTCATATAACACTTCTAAGGACCTAGATAATTTTCCGAACTGTTCTTCAAGCATCTCAACAGGTGGATCAAACTGATCGTCTCTGAGCACTACCTTTGAAGCTCCAGTAGCAGTTTCTTTAACCTTGTAAACCTCATTCATATAAGTTTTGAAGTTAAAATATAAAACTTGCACCGTGTTAACATCTGGACTTGCAGAGTTGTTTAAAGGGCGATCATAATAACTGTTACTTTGATACGATGTCTTAGATATCCTTTCCAAATCTTCATTTGTTAAATTTGGAAATTGCTTTTTAATTTCGTTTATAGTAACATCTTTAACTTCGCCTACGTAATATATGTCTTGAAAATTAGGGTCTTCTGTGTAGGAATAAACTAAATTAGCAGGATCTACATATTCTACCATGACACCTTCTGATAGTGTAAATCTATTTTTTACAGCACCAATACCTATAGTAGTTAAATCATAATAAAAACGCTTTTTAGTTAAATCGTAATTATTGCCATCAAGCAAAGTATTTATCGCTTGCTCTTCGGCTATTTCTACAGCTTGCTTGTAAGTAAGCTGCATATGAACTTCTAGCTCTTCACGTGTTTCAGGTAAATCCTCTTCAGGGTTTTCAAATAACGCAATATTAAAGTTCTCTTGTACAAAATTGCTAAGGTCTTTTGTGTACATATCTCTAAGTACACTCTCCATATATTCCGTTCTTTTGCTAACCCCATACGGATCTTGTGAATATGCTTTTATATCAAAGGCTCTTTCTGATATACCATTAACCACTATATCAACAAATTTTGGTATAATAGGCACGGGTTTCCAGTCTAAGTTTAGATAAGATAAATCTCCATTAATAGACAATTCATCTTTATACTTTTGTATTGGCTGTTCACCTCTAGCGTATAACCTTAACTTATGAAATGTATGTTGGTTGCTTCGGTATCTATTAGTACCAGAATCTAATTGGAACCATTCATCTTGAATAGCTCTACCAACCTTAAGCCCATACTCAGGTGACATTTTTTCAGCATCACTAGCTACTTGACTAGGAAAAGTACTTTTTACAATTGACTCAGCCATATTTATTTTATTATTTTTGAAATTGAATCGCCATTACTATATTTAGCGATGCTTAAGTTTAATTTTCTTTTTTGCATAATCGGGTTAGGTCTATATAAGTTTTTATTACAAGCCATTATAGCTAGTCCTGAACTAATAGCTGCATCATACTTTGTTCTATTATTTATATCAAATTTAGCCCAATCATTTAATGTTTCACTAAAATATAAATCCCCATAATTGCCATCTTCTTTTAGGCCAACATGTTTATCTATGTAAGACTCAATAGCCGCAGCGTGAGCTTGTTTTATGTCTTCGCTCGAATTTGGTATACCACCTATTTCTTTTTCTGCTGTAGATAATTTATTCCAAAGCTTATCAGGTCTATTCATTGAATACCCTCTATAACCTCTTCTTTTAAAATAATACAACAACCTAGGTTTATTATTTTCCGCCAGTAATGGCATACCGTAAAACACGCACGCCATAAGAACGTCTTCAAAAAATATTTCAGCAGTTTGAGGTCTTGCAATGTATTCCAGAAAAAAAGTATTAGGTGGAGCATCTTCCATGCTAAACTTTGTTAAACCGTGCAAAGCACCTTTTGAACCATTACCACCAACTGTTCCGGATATATCATAGCTATCACATCCAAACGCACCCATATGTTCATTGCCTGGGTATTTCATTCCGTTTTTTATAACTTGCCTGTTTTGGATATCATAACTAGGAACCCAAGTTATTTTAAATCTTCCTTGTTGATTTGGGGTGAATAAAACTCTTGAATCTTTTATTCCATTCTCCCAGCTAAAGTTACCAGTACTTACTACACTTGTGTTTCGTAAATCTTGGTTATAATCAATTTGTTCGTATATTTTTGCCAAGTTAAATAAGCTACTCTTAGTTTCATCTCTAAACGCATGCTCTTCTGTACGTGGAAATTGTCTGTAAAATTCATTTAAAGCATCCTGATCGCTTTTTAAACCTTCAGCTTCGTTATTCCAATGTTCAATAATCCCAATATCTATAGGGTCTCCGTGTGGACCTAAAACTTCTTCTGTTGGCGTGTCAAATACAGGATGTCCGTATTCATCAATAAAACCCTCGTAATTCCATTCCATTGGAATAAACAAAGAATATAAACCTGATTTGGTTTGACCGTTCTTATTTCTTTTGGTAACATCAGAAGCGTAATAAAGCTTTTTAAAGTTTTCACCTCCTTTGTCTAAGGCATTTGATGTTGATCCCATCATACACTTACCTATGATCCTAGATCCTAAACGTAAACACGTTTTTGTTACTCGCCAGTTATTTAATATATTGTCTGGTCTTTCCCACTTTCCACTTTCATCGTGT